CAAGCAACCTCCCTCCTCGGTCTTTGTGAAGTGGATGAAAGCCAAAGGCATCAAGCTCAGAGATGAGAAGGGACGATTCAAGAAGAACACGAAGAGCAACATCAACTCCGCTGCTTTCCTCATGGCGAGAGCGGTCAAACGTAAGGGAATTGTAGGACTTCGGTTTTATGAGAAAGCATATACAGCGGTGAGCAAACGATATACCAAGAAACTCGGAGCAGCATTCGCGGAAGATATCGCGGGTAAATTCAAAGCAAACCTCGCAAACATAACGATCAAGAACTAATGGCATCAATTGACAACGGACCTGTAGCAGGCTCATGGTTGCCAGCCGGGCAAAAACTGCTCTTCACTCTTATTCCAGATGAAACAGTCGATGATGATTATCGATATATCGTTCAGGTAGAGGAGAACGGTACGGACATATACAAGATATACCTAACTCCCAACCCAGCAGATAACGCTTTTTTTGATTTGTCCGAAGTCATCGGGGGAAGGCTTGAGGTGGATTCTTTGAAGCACAACACGACCTCAACGATACACTCATTCCATAACAAGATGTTCACCCGGTCGACTGATAACATGAAACGCTATCGGTTGAAGGTTGGACACTTTGACGGAAGTACCGAGTCGCTCGCGGATGATACCTCCGGATATTACTATCACTTTGACGGATACGAGCAACTCTCGCAAGGGTTGTACCCTTCGTTCGCTGATTACTACGGCACCGCTTCAACAAAGAAAGTTTGGCTTACGGATCGCGAACCCGTGAACAATGTCATCGAGGTAAGCGCAGGAATCGAAGATAATGGGGTTGCAGCCTTCATCAATAGCGATGACACAGGCTCTTTGATTACGCGGTTTTTAATAAAGACCTACGACACGGCTGGAAGCCTCGATGATACCCTCACTTATATAGTCAACTCAACAAATGGGGGACTCGTTCCCACTACAACTTGGACGGACGCGAATAATGATGGGAGCCTTCTTTATGCATATGTTTATCCCGCTTCATTGAGTGCAATCACAGCAGCTTTGAATGCGGTCACAGGGGGTTGGGGTCATTATGATGTCATCCCCTCAACTTCAGACGCTCAGACGGGTAACATCCTTCGCATCCGTAACAATTGCAGAAACACAAAGAATGAACCTGTTCAATTGGGTTGGGCGAACACTCGAGGCGGGTGGGACTATCTACGCTTTGACGGTAAGAAACAAAAGACCGTAACCCGTGAAGAGAAGACATATCGAAAGATAGTCGGGGATTATAGCGGATCACAATTCTCACTCGCTTCCAGCGCGCGCGAAATTAAGCCGTATCAACTCGAAGCGAAAGAGACCTATCAACTCAATAGCGTGCTCACAATTGAGGAGGTGACTTTACTTCAATACTGCATGAGGTCAAAGAATGTCATGGCACGAATCGACGGCACTTGGGTTCCAGTTACGATCCAAACGAACTCGATGCAAATCGAAGAGGAGACGGTCTCGAAGGTGTTCATCACTTCGTTCAATGTAGAACTCGCACAAATCATCCGATGCTAAGACTTACCCTTGCAGGAAACGAGATTGAACTCTACGAGAACGAGCCTGTCAACCTGAGCTATCAGTTCTCGGATATTCAGAATATCAACGCTTCATCCTCGAGCTTCTCGCAGACCTTCCGCGTACCACTCACCAAGAAGAACCAAGACTACTTCGGGGCGGTGAATGAGTTCGGTCTGATTACCACATGGGACCCCAAGGTTAAAGTCGATGCGGAACTCATTTACAACACGATCCCGGTCATGAGGGGCTTTGCTCAGGTCAAAGCTGTGTACGTTCAGAAAGGTAAATATGCAGACGTTGAGATCGCGGTATTCGGTGAGACGGCAAATCTCTCGAGGGATATCGGCAACGGGATGCTCACTGACCTCGATTTGTCTTCATACAATCACACGCTCAACGCTACGAATATAGAAGCGAGTTGGGCGGGTACTTTATCCAGCTCCGTAATTCGTTACGGACTACCTGACAAGGGGCAGAATTGGACTTCCTCGAATATATGGACAACAACCGACCCACTCGAGCACGGAGACTTCACCCCGTACTTCCAAGCCTCCAAGTTATTTGAAGAGATAATGTCCGCAGCAGGGTACACCTAAGATTCTACTTTCTTGGGTAGGATAAGCGACTTGTAACTCGCTCTTTACAAAGGCAATCTCGCGATTAAAGGCAACCGAAACCCGCAAGCGAAAACGATGCTTGTTGGGTATACAAGCGATCAAACAGGACTAGCAACAACAAGTCCGGGTCAGTTTTCCAACTTTACGGGATTGAGTGAATCGTCTCCATTTTATGACACGGGTCCAAACTTCACAGGAGGAGCTTCATACACCGCTCCTTTCCGCGCTTATTACACCTTTCGAATAAACATATATGGACGCTTAAGCCATAGCAGTCACGATATCTCTATTCGATTGGCTAAGAATTTCTCCACAGAGATATTTGCACCTACTCAACTCACCGACACAAACGCCGCTTTTTTCGATGATGTAACTCACAACTTTGTAACCGCTCCTATTCTACTAGATGAAGATGACTTCGTAAACCTTCAATATTTGAACGATACGAGCAGTCACACCCTTGCAGTTGATGGTGACAACACCTTTAGTCCCGAGTCTACATGGTGGGAAGTTGTGGAAATTAGCGCACCTACATCAACGCAAGAGGTCGACGTTGCCGGGAATATGCCGAAGATGAAGCAAATCGATTTCGTGTCGGGGCTTCAGAAGATGTTCAATCTTGTATTCATCCCGGATCGGAACAACCCAAAACATCTCGAGATAGAGCCGTTCAATGACTACATGGCGAGCGGAGCGCAGAAGGATTGGACGAATAAGATTGACCTCTCGAAAGACATCACAATCGCACCCACGACAGACCTACAAGCGAGGCAGTACGATTGGACACATTCCAACGGGAAGGACATTATCAACGACATAGTGTTCAAAAACGCTTCTCGAGTATATGGAAGGTACCGAGTTGAGGACCCAGAGAACGACTTCGCTTCAGGAAACAAAGAAATAAAGTCACCCTTTGCGCCTCACGTAGTGTCGTATATCCCCGGCACGCAGTACGCTGTTCACCGGATGTTAATCGACACGGACCAAGACGATAAGACAATCAAAGACCCTCTCCCGCGTTTGGCTTTTTGGAACGAGCAACAAGCCGGGACGATATACTATCAGAACGATGGGAATTCAGCGACTACCACAGACAGCGAATATCCGGCTTTCTCGCAGTTCTCAGACCTCGAGGCAACGGTCACGGATGAAGACCTCGGGTTTGGTGCGGAGCGTCCATTCCACATCGTAGAAGCGAACCCACTCTTCACGCTATACTACAAATATTGGAGACCATTCGTAAATGAATTGTATTCGTCGGACGCTCGCAAGCTGACCGCGTTCTTTAGGCTCACGCGCTCCGAATTAGCGACCTTCGAATTCTCGGACAAGGTTTATATCAAAGACACGTATTGGAGGATTCTATCAATCTCGTATGACGCGACAAGTGAAGACCTCGTAAAGGTGGAGCTTCTAAAGGTCTTGGGAGATATTCGCGACTGTCAATTCATCCCGTCAGGGATAGACAAAGCAGATGGGAAGATTCAATTCACAAACCCGCAAGGAAACCCGGTCGACCAAGTTACTCGCGTTTGCTGCGAGAGGTACGGGTATTTCTACGACAACGCTTCATCAAACTGCTTTCAACCCTTCGAACAATGAGGAATCTTGACAATCATCGTTATATAGGAGAGGCGATCCAATTACTCCAGAACAAAGGCGAGAGGGTTCAAGTCCCGCTTTGGTTCAAGGCGTTGGATTGGTTCCTCGCTTCTGGATACATCTTCGGACTTGCTTTCCTTCTTTATAAACTTATCACATGGCTAGTGAAAATATAGTTCTAAAAGTAACCGCAGACACAAGCGATGTTACGAAGTCAATTGATAAAGTTGGTGAAAGCGTAGACGGAACATCGGGGGCGGTTAGTGGGTTAACGGGACAGCTCGATAAAATGACCGGGGGAGCCGTGACAGGGTTCCGAAATATGGTCGGAGGGCTGAAGGGTGGAGTCGCTGGATTGAAGTCGTTCAAGGTCGCTCTTGCTGCGACTGGCATCGGTCTTATTCTTGTCGCGATTGGAACTCTTGTATCTTACTTCACAAGCACGAAGAAAGGAGCGGAACAACTCAAGGTCGCGACTCAAGCACTTGGAGCCGCATTCGATGTTATCCGGGACCGTATCTCCAAAGTCGGTGGGGCGTTGGTTAAGTTCTTCACGGGTGACTTCAAAGGCGCGTTGGATGATGTGAAAGGAGCGTTTACAGGAATCACGGACGAGATTATTCGAGAGACAAAAGCCGCTGGAGATTTACAAAAGGCGATGAACGCTCTCAAGGATGAGGAGAGGGACTTCATCAAACAACGGGCGGAGACGAATAAACAGATCGCAGAAGCTCGACTTCTTGCAGAGGATGATACACTCGCAGTTGAGGAACGTATCGAAGCACTTCAAAGGGCTGTTGACCTCGAACAAGAGACAGTCGCACGTCAAATCGAATTGGCAGAAGAGAGGGCAAGAATTGCGAGGGAACAAGTGGCACTCGGTGAGAGTTTGGAGGAAGATTTGCAAGCGGTTGCAGAAGCGGAAGCGGCAGTCATCGACTTACAAACTGCATCCCTTCGAACTCAAAAGAGACTGCAAACGGAACTCAACTCGCTAAAGGTGGAGGGTATCACCAAAGCACATGAGGCAATGCAAGCCGAAATCGACCTTGCAAATGCCACGGTAAAGGCTATGGAAGACCGCAAGAAAGCGGAACAAGGAACACTCCAAGTCACGCAAGAGACAGCGGAAGCAACTCTCCAAACACGAACCACAAGTTTTGCCGATCAAGTCCTCGGGTCGGAGACTACGGAAGAAGCAATTCGTAGACAACGAAGGGAGACATTTGAAGACTTTCTAAACGGGGCGGAACTCGTAGGGATTAAGGGGGTTGAAATGGCATCCGCTGCGTTGGGCGCTTTGTCACAATTGAATGAAGCCTTCGCGGGAGAAAGCGAACAAGACCAGAAGAAAGCATTCGAACGAAACAAGAAGTTTCAAGTCGCTCAAGCCATCATTCAAACAGGCATGGCTGTCACGGGTGCTTTGACCGCAGGTGGCAACCCTATCAAACTAGCGACCGGAGCGCAATTTGTAGAGGCAGCCATAGCAGCCGCAACAGGTGTTGCACAAATCGCAACAATCAAGAAGACGAAATTCGGAAGCGGTTCAACTCCACCCTCTCCAAGTAGAAGCGCAGGGGCAACAACCGGAGGAATCCCCGAAACCCCACAACTCGACCTCGGGTTCTTAGGAGCCGGAGCGGGACAAGCAGGCTTCAGGAGTTACGTAATCGCCTCGGAAGTATCGAACAGCCAACAAGCTAATCAACGAATAAATGACCAAGCGTCACTAGTAGGATGAACATAATTGAACTCATAATCGACGAAGAAGCGGAACTCTACGGAATAGACGCTATCTCTCTCGTAGAACAACCCGCCATCGAATCGGATTTCGTAGCTCTGAAGAACGAACAGATACAATTCAAAACCCAAGACAATGAGAAGCGTCTCGTCATGGGTGCGGCACTCATTCCCGATAAGCCCATCTACCGCAAAAGCGAGGATGAAGAATATTACGTCTATTTTTCCAAGAAGACCGTCCGACGAGCGATGGAGCTTTACTTCAAAAATGGCAACCAAGCGAATGCGACCCTCGAGCACGAGCATACCTTAAACGGGTTGCACGTTGTCGAGAGTTGGATCGTCGAAGGTGAGCAGGATAAAAGCCGTATGTATGGACTCGATGTCCCAGTCGGTACGTGGATGGTCTCCATGAAGGTTGATAACGATGCGATATGGGAGAAGTACGTGAAGGAAGGCAGCGTGAAAGGGTTCTCGATTGAAGGATTCTTCTCGAACAAGTACGACCTCGCCAAGGCAACCGTCAAAAAGGACAACCGATATAAAGAGGGACAGCGCGTCGATATGGAGTCTTATAACGATTACCCCGACGGAGTCAAGAACAACGCAAGGAAGGCGGTTGAATGGGCGGAGAAGAACGGGTGGGGATCATGTGGAACGGGAGTCGGAAAGCAACGAGCGAACCAACTCGCGAAAGGTGAGAATATCAGTGTCGAAACCATCAAGCGGATGAGGTCGTATCTGAGCCGTCACGAAGCCGACCTCGAATCCTCAACCTCATTCTCTGACGGATGCGGATATCTTATGTACATGGCTTGGGGTGGAAAGGCTGCTCTGCGTTGGTCGGAATCCAAGCTCAAAGAATTGGAACTTTTGTCGGCTATCGAAGTCGAACTCGGACTTGAATTTGTAAAAAACCACCTAACGAGTAAGGATTAACCCTCTCAAATCGTTATATATAAAAACCCCAGAAGATGACTTTGAAAGAACGCATCTCCGATATCTTCGAAAAGTACAGCGTTGAACTCGCTGTTGAAGAGAAGGAGGAAACAAAAGAGGTCGCTTTGATGGCAACAGCCGTCTTAGAAAGCGGTCAAGAAATTATGACCGACGCGGACGCATTCGCTGTCGGTGTTTCTGCTTTCGTCGTGAACGACGAAGGCGAACGAATCCCTCTCCCGGATGGAGACTATAAACTCCAAGACCACGCGATGCTCGTAGTAGCAGAAGACGAGGTTGTTGAGGTAAACGAAGCCACAACAGAACCAGAAGTAGAAGCCGAAGAGGAGAAGGAAGAAGAAATGAAAGCGGAAGAAGTCGAGGCATCTTCTGACGTGTTGACCCGAGAAGCTGTTGAAGGCATGATTGCCGAAGCTATCGAAGCAACGAAGAAAGAATTCTCTTCACAAATTGAAGAGCGGGACGCGAAGATTACGGAGTTGAGCAAGCAAGCCTCTCCAAGCATCTCACGCGCACCAAAGATGGAAGCACCCGTTTCCGTCGATTTGAAAAGTTTATCAATCAAGGAGCGCGTTGCCGCGATCCACAACCAATTCTCTAAATAATGGCTAACGCTACAGTAAATGTCGGCACGTATGCTGGCGAAGCGGCACGACCTTACGTTGCTGCTGCGATTTTGTCTGCTGACACTCTCGCAAACGGTTATATTTCCGTTCTTGAAAATGTTCATTCAAAAGCGGTTCTCCGCAAGTTCTCAGGAGCAGCAATCCAAGCGAATGACGATTGCGCATTCACAACACCTTCCGCGGGTCAATTGACTTTGGGTGAGGCTGTTTTGGAAGCATCTGCTTTGAAAGTCAACGAGCAAGTTTGCAACGCTGACCTTCGAGCCACTTGGGAATCTGCCCAGATGCGCGGACAATCTTCAGCGGCTCCCGCGGACTTCACTTCTTATGTTGCTCAATACGTAGCCGCCAAGGTTGCTGAGGGAATCGAGCGCAATATCTGGCAGGGAAATTACGCTTCTGATGATGGTGGAACCGACGGAACGTATACAAGCTTTAATGGCATTTGCGCTCAGTTGGTTGCTGGTGATCCCGGTGAGGAAGACTTGCTCACAGGAGCAACAACAGCCGCGAACATTCTCGCACGTATAAAAGCACTCGCTGTTCCAAATGTCATCGCAGGTGACCCCGATACGAAGTTGTTCATGAGCCGCGCAATGAAGCAGTTTTACTATACCGCTTTAGCCGGAACCAACGAGTTGACTTTCCATGCTGCGGATGCTGCAAATTTCTTCAACGGATATGAAATCATCACTCCAGGCGGGATGCCAGATGATACTTTCATCTTTGCGAAAGGTGAGAACCTTTACTTCGGAACCAACCTTTTGACTGATCACATCCAAGCGTCTGTTTTGGATTTGACAGGTGTAACCGGTGACGATGTTACTCGAGTAATCATGCAATTCTCAGGAGGTACACAAGTCGTTGACTTGGACTCTGTCGCGATTGCTCGTCGCTCATCCTAATTCATTCGGGGAGGGGCGTTAAATCCCTCCCCTAAATTCCTCAAATATGGCTTGTACATTAACAATCAACGGCAGGGCGTTTCCCTGCAAAGATAAGATCGGGGGAATCAAGCGCGTTTGGATTAAGCAATTCGCGTCCGATGACTGGACTAAGGCGGGCGGTACCGTATCTGCAAATACTGCGGGAATCACGCTCTTTGGCTTTGAGATTACAAAGAACAACGGCTCTCTCCAACAGACGGTAAATGCCTCGGTTGAGAATGGAACTGTTTTCTATTCTCAAGTGCTCGAGTTCTCTCTTCCGAACTTAACATCAGGAGATAATACAGAAGTATCTGACATACTTCGTAACCGCTTGACGGTTCTCGTTCAAGATGTCAACGATAATTATCTCGCGATGGGAGTCTCGACAGGAGTTGAGGCAACAGGCGGAACGGTAGGAACCGGAACGGCAAAGGGTGACTTCAACGGCTATCAAATCCAATTGACAGCAGAAGAGGCTTCCCCAGCACCGTTTGCAGACCCAGCAGATACCAACTTGACTTTGACGGCTGGATCGTAATTCATTTTCTTTGGTTAGAATATAAAGGAAGGGGGAGGGCAATAGCTCTCCCTTTTTTGATTCACATGATACATCTCAACCCAAAAAGCGCAAGTCCTCAATCCATCTACCTGACCCTTTCGGAGATGCGGAAGGACTTTGCCGCATTCACAGACTACCTCGTTCTCTTTCAATCGATGGCATCGAAGGAAGATTTCTATTTCATTGGATACGTAAACACGGACAACGCGCGTTATACGGCTCTCCAAGTATACACGAGCGAAGACAACCCCACGAGCGGTCGAATATTCTTGACCGAGAGCGGACTTTACACGTATAAAGTGTGGGGTCAAAACTCTTCGACTAACTTAGACCCGACAGATACCGAGGTTGTCGGACTGCTTGAACAAGGAACTCTCAACGTATCGGGTGCGATTGGGTACACTATCCCAGAAATAACGATTCCCGATAATTACATATATTACGAATAATGGAATTAATCCAACTCAACCAATACGAAGAGCGATCCTATCGGGAGACAGCCAACAAGATGGGCTTCGTCAATTACGGAGATGACAACCTCTTCCCGCAATACCTCGTCGACCTCTATCATTCCTCCGCTACTCACAACGCATTGTCGACAACTATCGCGATGATGATCTTCGGGGAAGGGTTCGACGCTACCACCCTCGATGGAAGGCTTGCTTTTGACCAATGGAATCTCAACGACGAACTCCGGAAGGCTTGTCTTGACTTTAAGATTCAAGGCGGGTTCGCTCTCGAGGTGAATTGGAGTATCGACCGAACGACAATCGCGAACGTCTCCCACCTTCCGTTTGAGAATATCCGCTCGGGGTTTGTGAACGAAGATGAGAAGGTTGAATATTATTACTATTCAAAGGATTGGAACGATAAGCGCGAAGAGCCTTCGGAGATATCCACGTTCAACCCTGAGAGGAATATCGAACACCCGACACAGATACTTTACGTGAAGCCGTTCTCTCCTGGGTCGTTCTACTATCCCAAACCCGACTATGTCGGCTCGATTAATTACATCGAACTGGATAAAGAAATCGGGGTCTACCATATCAACAATATGAAGAACGGCATGAGTCCTTCGTTCTCCATCCACTTTAAGAACGGCATCCCACCGCAAGAGGAACGAAACCGAATCCGAATGGATATCGAGAGACAACTCAGCGGGGCAAGTAATGCGGGCAAGTTCATTGTCACGTACTCGGACGATCCCGACAGAAAGCCGGACTTCGAGCCGTTCCAATTGTCCGACGCTCATAATCAATATCAATTCCTCTCGGAAGAAGTTACCTCGAAGATTATGGTCGGGCACCGTGTCACCTCTCCTCAGATGTTTGGGGTTGCGGTACCGGGTAAACTCGGAGGCGGTGGAGAGCTTGCAGAAGCTTCCGAACTGTTCGAGAAAAATGTTATCGCACCCGCTCGACAAGTGGTGACAGAAGCCGTGAAAACGCTTTTGAATGCGGCTGGTCTTGATGCTCAACTCGTGCAGCTATCAGAAGACAAGGGGTGTTGTGAACTCTCAAGCGATGAAGTCAACCTCGATGGATGCGTTGACTACCTCACGGATAAAGGCGAAGAGATGGACGAGGAATGGGAGTTGATAGATGAATCTCCCGTCGATTACGACCTTGAGAAAGCACGGGACGCGATGTGGGCTTTTGCAAGTGTTCCTTCATCGAATCCCAACGGCAAGAGCGAGCAAGATACCGAGATTATCAAGGTGCGTTATACCTACGCGCCCAAGTCCACCCAAGAGACCTCACGCGACTTCTGCAAAAAGATGGTCAACGCGGGCAAAGTTTACCGCAAGGAAGACATCGAAGCGGCTAGTTGACGCGCAGTGAATCCTGGCTTTGGTGAGGGTGGCTCAAACACATACGACCTCTTCCTTTTCAAAGGCGGGCCGAGATGCCACCATTACTTCAGCCGTCAAACATACTTAAGGAAGAACAACAAGAAGATCTCAGTCAATCAAGCAAAGAAACTCATCCGAGAAGCGGGAGTCGATGCGAAGCGATTACCCGAGAACGATAAACGAGTTGCACAACGTCCAACCGATATGCCGAATAAAGGCTTCATAAATCCCCGATAATGTCACTACAAGCCGAAGTCCTTTTTGTGAATCCGGATTACATCAAGCGGATCACCAACATAAACGGAAGCATCGAAGACGCTTACCTCGTCCCTTCGATTATCCTCTCTCAAGACAAGTACATCCAACTTTATTTGGGAACGGATTTGCTCGACAAGCTGAAATCGGATATCTCGGGTTCAAGTTTGACGGGCGATTACGCTACTCTGATGAATGACTATGTCCGAAAAAGTACCCTTTGGTGGACGATGGTTGAACTTATCCCATCTCTTTACGTGAAGATGGATAACGGCTCGCTTGTTTTAAGGGTATCAGAAGACACTCAAACCATCTCACCCGACGATCTACATAGGGAAGTAGAAAGAGCGCGTCAGAACGCCCAATTTTACACGTATCGAATGTATCAATACCTTTGCAACAACTCCTCTCTCTTTCCTGAGTACAGTTCGAACACGGGTGCGGATATGCTCCCACAACCAGCGGACTACTTCCAGAGCGGGATGAGCATAAGCAGCGGAGGCGTTCCTAACATCGTAGACCTGAAACAATTCTTCGGATGAGAAAGAGCCGAAAAGAAAACATCACCTTATTGAAAAAGTTCCTCGATGACCTCGACCGAAATAATACTAATGATCCTCCCAAGCGCGGTCGCGATCGTGGGAGTGTGGGTAAATCTAAACCGTGAAATCGAAAAGCTCAAGGGGCGAATAATCCGCGTGGAGTCCGATAAAGACGAGCTAAAAGACATGATGAAAGAAGTCGTGAAAGCAGTTCACAAGATCGAACTCATGCTTGCGGAGCGATGAGACACTTCAAGCTCAGAGAATTTGATTCACCCGATGCACCCGGCTCGGGTCGTATGATGGTAACCAGTTTCCTTCGCTTTCTTGCTGCGGCACGCGCTTGTGCTTCCCTCCGGTTTCAGATTTCTTCGTGATTTACACCGGTTGAGTACCAC